AACCCCATGACCGCCGAGTTTTACCGGGCACGCGGCGAGGTCTTCTACATCCACGGCCAGCCCTACGCTGAAGTCGCGTCCCGCTGTCCTTCGCTCTCAGGCACCGGCAAGTGCAAGTGCTACACCTCCCGCCCGGTCGCCTGCATTCGTTTTGTCGTCGGCTCCACCATGTGCCAAGCCGCCGTCGAACGACGCCGCCCCGATCAGGCCGAGGCCATCAAGGCCCTCTTCTAATTTCCACCACAACCCAACACCAAGAACCACACCACACCATGCGAGTCCAACCCGACATCATCACCCACCGCGTCCTCTATGACGGCATCCAAGCGCTGAACTACAGCGGCTCCAAAGAGCTGCTTAAGTCCCCGGCCCACTACCAAGCCTACCTTAACCAGGAGCGCGAAGAGACCAAGGCCCTCCGCATGGGCTCGCTGATCCACTGCGCCGTGCTCCAGCCCGAGATGCTTAACGAGAAGTTCATCACCGCCCCCGAGTGCGACCGCCGCACCAAGGACGGCAAGGCCACCTACGAAGCCTTCCAGTCCAGCCTCAAGCCCGGGCAGACGGTCGTTTCCGCCGAGGAGTCCTGTGAGTGCCATATCATCGCCTCCGCTGCCAAGTACGCCCTTGAGCGTATGGGCGTCGAGTTCGAGATGACCGAGTTCATGTTCACCACGGATCATTGCGGCGTGCAACTCAAGTGCGCCATCGACGGCATCGGCACCGACGGCTACCTCTACGACCTGAAGACCACCGAGGACGCGTCCCCTGCTGGCATCCTCAAGTCCATCCGGGCTTACCGCTACAACCTCCAAGCCTACTTCTACCGCCTGTGCTTCGAGACCGCCTTTGAGCGCCGACTGCTGGGCTTCCGCTTTCTCTTCATCGAGAAGGCCCCGCCCTACGCCACCGCCGTCGTGGAGATCGGGCCCGAGCTGATGTCCTACGCCTGCTCCGACTTCGAGAAGGCGCTGCAGACCTACCGCGAGTGCACGACCCTTGGCGAATGGCCGGCCTACGGTGACGCCGTCCAGGTTATCGACATCAAGGGCCCCTCCGCCTCCACCGCCATCACCTTCGCCTAATCTCATGGAAACTGAAAAAACACTTAAGGCGCCGATTTGGTTTGAGAACAGCCATTGGGTCGTTGGTGAGCAAGGCGTTGTCGATAAGGAAACCAACACGACCGTGACATGGGATCAGGTCAATGAGTTTGCCGGACTCTCAGTGAGCACAATCCATCCATTCTACATCCAGCCGTGGCCCTTCTGGGAATCTACAAAGACAGAAGCCTGGTTCAACTACGACTCCTACTCTGAGGCGTTCAAATATGCTCTTGGTCACGTTGTAATGAAGCGCTTCCATCAAAAAGCAGCACGCCGCTACTTGCAAAATTACCCTACCGATTTCCCTAATAACTAACATGACCACCGAAAATAACGACCGCCCGCCCCTCACGTCCATCTCGACCAATGGCACCTACAAGCTGAAGCTCATCAAGCCGAAGTTTGAGAAGGTCAAGGTCTGGGAGGACGGCACCTGCTCCGCCCGCCTCTTCTTCGTCGATGACAAGGGCTTCTGCCTGTCGAAAAACTTCTCGAGCAAGTACGGCAAGGCCCTCGCCATGCTCGTCGGTAAGTTCTCCGGCAAGTTCACCAACGAGATCAGGCTCGACGCCACCGCGGCAGAGTACCTCGAGTACATCGGCCCGGCGTGCGGCCAGACCATCCTCGTCGGCGTGGAGGTCGAAGAGAACGGCGAGTACAACGGCAAGCCTCAGTACAAGTACAAGATGACCTACCCAAAGGGCTCCCAGAAGCCGACCGTCCCCGACGCCCTTCCCCCCGAAGGCGTTAACTTCTAACCCTGTGACCGAAGCACCCACGCCGATGGCCGCCCCGACGCTCGTCCTGATCTCGGGCTTCGCCAGGGCCGGGAAGGATACGCTGGCCTCGGGCCTGCTTGAGTGGAGCACCCGACCTGCGGAGCACATTAACTTTGCCGATGCGCTGAAAGAGGCCGGCAATCACTTCATGGATTACCTTGGCCTTGAGGGCAACTTCATGACCGAGGACTTCAAGTGCGAGAACCGTGATGCCTTGGTTGCCATGGGTCGGTTCGCACGGCGCCTCGACAAGGACGTCTTCGCCCGACACTTCGCCAACTGGTGCCCCATCATGAAGCACCACGATAGCGTCGCCCCTGAGACCGTGGTCTGCTCCGACTGGCGCTACATCAACGAGCTGCGCGTCTGTCAGGACATCCTCTGGGAGAAGGGCTGGAAGGTCCGCACCGTCTATGTCTCGACCGCTGGGGTAGGCCCGGCTAATGACGAAGAGCTCGACAGCATCGCCGAGATACGCGCCGCCCACCTGTTCGACCAAGAGTACATCTTCAAGCCGAACGCCCGTCAGCAAATCATGTCCGAAGGACGCATCCTCGCCAAGTCATGGAGACTCTAACACCCGAGACGCTGGTATGGGCACGCAAGGTCGGCCTGTCCCCTGATCGCGTCGCCTTCCTGCTCACCTGCCCGAAGTACACCGTGAGCAAAGGCCACCGCAAGTCCGACAAGGTCATCACCGACAATCCGAACCACCACCTGCAACGCCTGGGCGACTGCTACTGGTTCCGCCTACGTCGACGCGGCACCGACATCGTCGAGAACATCGGCGGCGACCTCCTCACCGCCCGCAAGCGCCGTGACGAGATGCTCGAGGCCTTCGACTCCGGCCAGCCTATCCCTCACCTTAACAATAAATGAGCACTCCCATCCGCTTCGTGGCCTTCGGTGACAACCATGGCGACATGGCCGACGAGAACGCTGTCGAGGCTCTCTGCGAGTTCATCAAGGACTACAAGCCCACCGTCCGCGTGCACCTCGGTGACTGCTTCGACTTTCGATCGCTCCGCCGCGGGGCAGGCCAAGACGCTGAAGGCGCCGAGTCCCTGCTTTCCGACATCGAGGCCGGTGAAGCCTTCCTCGCCCGCACCAAGCCCACCGTCTACCTGATGGGCAACCACGAACACCGGGCCCAAGCCCTCCAGCACACCTCAGGCTCCGCCCTGGTACGCGACTACTGTGCCGACCTCGAGGCCCGCATTCGTTCGGCTGCCAAGTCCGCCGGCGCCAAGACCATCCTACCCTACCACGCCGAGAAGGGCGTCTATCGTCTTGGGCAGGTCGCCTTCATCCACGGCTACGCTCATGGCCTCAACGCCACCGCCGAGCAGGGCAAGCACTACGCTGACCGCGGCGGCGCGCTGATCCACGGACACACGCACACCCTTAGCCAAGTCAACTTGACCAAGGCCGAGGGCGGCGCCGCGTTCTCCGCTGGCTGTCTCTGCCAGAAAGACGCCATGGCGTACGCATCGCACCGCCTAGCAACGTCCCGCTGGGGCTCCGGGTTCGCAGCTGGATGGGTCGACGGTAATGACTGGAAGGTCTGGCTCGTCCACCGCGTCGGCTCCCGCTGGGTCTGGACTACCGACCTCAAGGTCTTTACGCCAAAAGCCAGATGAGACGCTTCGACGCCTACGCCCTCGTCGCCGCGCTTAAAGGCGATCCGACCGACCCCGCAGCTGACGGCTGGATCAGGACAAAGGCAGTCGTGCCCCTCATCGGCGTGAAGACACTCTCCGGCGTTCGTGGCCCCATCGAAAACATCGTCAAGGCTGGCTTCGCCCAAGAGAAACGCGTCGGTCATGTGCTGATGTATCGCCTATCGCCCAAATTCAAGACCTGGGCAGATGCGCACACCGCCGCTAAGGAGCTCGAACGCTTCACGGCCCCTAAGGGGTGGGTCACCATTACGCAGTACGCTCGCAAACTCCGGCGCACCGTCCGCGGCATCCAGTACCGCATCGACGGCCAAGACATACCCGTGCGCATCCTTAAGATGCCCCGCCCCGTCGCACATTACCGGGCCTCAGACATCGACCGTCTCCTCCGCAAAGCATCTTGACCTTGGGCACCCCACGCCCCAATCCCACTCTTCTTCCTTCCATGACTCCGCCCAACAACACGGCAGCGGAACGCCACCTCCTCGGCGTTTTACTCCGTGACGTACTTCCCTTCCCCGCCGATCTAAAGGCGTCCGACTTCTTCGAGCCCGTCCATCAGGACATCGCCGCGGCCATCCTAGCCCTCGAGGTAGACGGCACGCCCGGTGATGAACTGACCGTAAGCCAGCGCCTCCGTGAGATGCGTTCGCCCGTCGACGCGGCCACCGTCTCGCTCCTGGTCAGCGACTCGGGCTCTGGCACCTACCGCCCCGAGCACGTCGAGCTCATCGCCGACGCGGCCATGCTCCGTGCCGCCTCTGACGCGGCCTCCAACGCCACCGACCCCGACACTCTCCTCGAGCACTATGCCCGACTTGCCCAGAAGCGCAAGGGGTCACGCCACGGCCCGCAGCGCATGGACTTCGACGCCCTACTGTCCTTCGAGCGTAAGGACGACCCGACCACTGTCCTAGGCAATCACCGCTGGCTGTGCAAGGGTGGCTCGCTCCTGATCGTCGGGCAGTCCGGCACAGGCAAGTCGTCGCTGATGATGCAGGCCGCCGTCCACTGGTGCCTAGGTCGTGACTTCTTCGGCATCAAGCCAGCCAAGCCCCTACGGGCTATCGTCCTACAGGCCGAGAACGACGCGGGCGACATCAGCGAGGCCCTGCAAGACGTCATCGCAGGCGCCTACATCGACGCCGCCGAACGCGCTCAGCTGCGAGACGCCCTCGCCATCTACCGCGACACCGTCAGCACCGGCACGACCTTCACCAAGGCCCTGCGTGACCTAGTCGTGTCCCATCAGGCCGACATCGTCTTCGTCGACCCTCTGCTCTCCTTCGCCGGCATTGACGTCTCCGACCAGGAGCAGGCGTCCAAGTTCCTGCGCCATGACCTCGCCCCGATCCTCCTCGAGACGGGCGCCGTCCTAGTGGCTATGCATCACACAGGCAAACCGAAGACGTCCGCCGATAAGGAGGGCCAGACCGTCGCCGACCTAGCCTACGCTGGCCTCGGCTCCTCCGAGTTCACCAATTGGTTCCGTGAGGTAGCCGTCCTCTTCCGTTGCCAGGGCGACCAGCCGATCTACAAGCTCGGCCTGACCAAGCGCCGCGGCCGTGCCGGCCTCAAGGACCACGAAAACCAGTTTAAGGGCGAGATTTACATCCGCCACGCCGCCGAGAAGGGGGTCATCCGATGGGAATACAGCCAGCCCCCCTCCCAGAGTGCCACCCAGCCAGCCCCAAGGGATAGCGATTCCCGCCCCGCTAAGGGGTCACCAAGGCGTTTGGACATCAACTGAGGGTCAACACCCGTACCCCCACCTAAAGCCAATGCAAAAAGACCGCTCAACATCTGACTCAACATCTGTCCCCTATACTTCGTATAAGGGTGACTCTAGTCTCACCCCCTTTCGCTTGCGCTCGGGGTTCGACCGAGTCTCTAGCGAGTCCGTAAGTCTACCGCGATGACCAAACCTAACCGTACTAAGGCGCGGAGAGGTTGGGTTCTCCGTAAGCTGAGTCTGACCAGGTACAGGCAGAAGGCTTGGCGTGAACAGCCTGAGAGGATGGAGAGTATCCGGGTAAGGGCCATAGCCGCAGCCAAGACAGTCAAGGAACAGAAGAACCTACGGATCAGGGAAGTCATGACCACATGGCCTAGCACGATGGACACAGCAGCACTAAGGGAACACATCCTCAAGGACTTTACCTACAAGGGTAAGATGACATCGCTCATCTGGCGTATGCGTCGGCATGGCATGATGGAGTTCAAGGCTGACGGCCTATGGCATAACCTTTGCCACTTGCCCGCTGAGTAAGAACCTTTGTGATACAGTGCGTGACCAAGGCCAGCATCAACGACCTAACGGCTCCGACCAAGGAGGCTAAGTCGTTCGACGCGTGGTTCTTTGCCCAGCCTAAGAAGGTCCAAGAGAAGCTGAGAGAGTCCGGTGTGCTGCCCTATCGCGAGATGGTACAGTCTCGGCACGTCTTTAACATCGACCCGAACCATCCATCATGGGCGACCAGGGATAACGATACGACGCGCACTGAAGTCGACTCCTTCATTTCACGCGATCATGTCGGCGTCATGCTCAAGGCGTTCATGGATGCCATCGCATTGACTGACTCGTTCCACTTCCGCCGGCACGTCGAGGTGGTACGCTGGGCGCTGTCTCTCCCTGGCTGTCTGGACTCACGCACCATCGCTACCATGTACGGACGCAGTCACATCTGGATGCAGAAACGTGCGCGTCAGATACGAGCGAGCGTTAACGGTGACGCGTGCGGCCTGTTCCCTCCGCATATCAATTCACGCAGGGATAAGCACAAGCAGTCACGATGAAACTAAGAGTATCACCAGACGAACGCTCAAACGGACTCAAGTACTATCATGATAACGCTGATAGGCTACGCCCCCTTGCCGCCGCCAGGGCAAAGGCTTACTACCACAAGAACAAAGGTAAGAAGCTAAAGCAGAACGCATCATGGAGGGATAAGAATAAGGAAGCACATCAAGGCATGAAGAAGGCATGGACCAAGCGCCGTTTCTTTTACTGCAAAGCGATGATGCTTAAGGCGCATAAGCGAGGTGCCGTCTGCTTTGAGACGACACAGCAACTGGCCAGAGGCTTGATGTTCCAATGGAACAAGCAGCGCGGCAGGTG